GATATTGCTTTTCGTCAAGAGTAAGTCCTCGACTGGTATTCAGTGTTTTTGTTATTGAATCATTTTCTACTAAGACAAACATTATGCTACCGTTAAGGCTAAAGTAGATCCTACTTGTAGCCATTTTGAATTGTGATAGGTGAATACAAACAGATCTGCAAGAGCGCCTGTAGACGTTAAAGTCGGAGGTGAGTCACTCGGAAATTCGAAGACCGCGTTCCATGTTAAAGTATTTGTTCCTCCCCCATCTTGAATAACTAATATAGAAATAAATTGACCTGCCTTACCATTAGTTGGTGCTGCTAAATCTCTGTTATCTGTCAGTGTAACTTTAGTTACAGGCTTTGCTTGTACGTCCCAGGTGATGGTTGCACCGTCTACTAAACTTGTTTCAGGAGCATAAGCTGCATCGTTAAAAACTACATTTCCACTACCATTATTTGTAAATTCTATGTTTCCGTTTGCTCCATCTAGTAATGTTATCTTTCCAGCATTAGTGCCATTGTTGGTGTTTAAAATTAAATCTCCAGTTCCTTGTGTAGTAATCGTTGCATTAGCATCATTATCGCCAACCTGAACGCTATCTGCTGATAAATTAACATTTCCAGTTCCTGCTGGTGTAACATTAATATCGATATTTGTATCTGTTGCGCTAGTAGAAACTGATGAAATAATTGGACCCGAACCCGTAGCTGCATTTGTTATTTTTAATTCGTTGACTGGAGTACCAACTTCACCGAAAACCAGGTTTTCATCTCCCCCACCATCGGCAATAAATCCACCGTCTACAATTTTTGGAGCGGTTAAAGTTTTATTTGATAAAGTTGTTGTTGAAGTGGCTGTGACAAAAGCCGATGTAGCATCCACAAGAGCTGGATTAGTTCCATCACTGGCAGATGCATAAACAATTTTAGTTCCTGTATCCCCAGAGGCCCATGTTACACCACTATCTGAACCACTGACATATTTAAGTTGAACTGAGTAAGATCCAGAAACTGAATTTTTAATTATATAAAAAGTTTGAACATCTAAAGGAATGGTTACTACAAAATTTTCACCAATTGACCCTGTAAATTCTATAACTCTGTTTGCAAGAACAGCACCTGTACCCCCATCTGTAACTGCTAAAGTAGTAGGAGTTGATGTAAGAGCTTGTGGAGTATATCCACCGGAAATCTGTTCTATCAGATCCCAGTTAGCATTAGTTAATGTTCCCCATTGACCGGATTTTTCTCCAGTCTCCATTTTTTCGACACCTAAAGGTGTAAAGCTTGATGGCATAATTTTTTAATTCCTTAATTTAATAATATTTTAAATGTATCAGACTGTCGTGTCAACTGGACTGCTTTTAGTCCTATGCCGCAATATCCACTTCTGTCCAAGTATTGCTAACTCCTGGAACTACTGGCGACCAGTCAGATACCGTCACGCTAGTTATGCTCGAAGTAAGAGCGATACCCGTAAGTCCCACCGTTACATCATCTACATCCACAGTTCCAACAGAGCCTGTTAGAGCCTGTCCTGTTACGGGTACTTCAACACCAGGAACAGCAGTTTCATCTCCTAAAGAGCCTGTTAAAGCTATTCCCGTAAGTGTAATATTAGCGTCTGCAACAACCGTTTCTGTTCCGATAGATGTTGCTAAGGCTTGTCCCGTAACATTAACAACAATTACAGCATCAACAGTTCCTATAGAACTTGTTAAAGCTATTCCAGTAACGGGAGCACTTGCATCGGCTTCTACCGCTTCTGCTCCAATAGAAATTGCCAGAGCTTGACCTGTGACTTCCCCAACAGCATTTCCGCCTGCATCGAGAGTACCAGTACTCATGGTAGCATAACTACCCGTAGGGGTCACATTAGCGTCTGCACTAACTGTTTCGGTTCCTATCGAACCAGTTAAAGCCTGTCCTGTAACCGCTACATCAATACTAGGAAGCGCTGTTTCAGTTCCTAAAGAGCCTGTTAAATATTGTCCAGTAACAGGAACGTTAGCGTCTGCAACAACCGTTTCCGTTCCAATAGATGTTGTTAAAGTTTGTCCAGTAATGGCTGCATCAATTGATATTGATGCAATAGCAGTTCCTGCACTTGTAGATAAAGTGGAAAGTTGAGAACCTAGTCCCCATGTTCCGTCGCCAAAACCTTCAACGAGCGATCCCCAGGCACCATAGCTGATAACAAGACCGTTATCTTCCCATGCTCCCTCTCCCCAGGCATTTGAGCCCCATCCGGATACCGCATTAGGATCATTAACATAACCCCATTCTCCGTACCCCCAGGCATTTTCACCCCATGTGGATGGTGCTGCCGCCATTTAAAACCTCCTAAGCTATTCTTAGAATCGCTGCAGATGTCGTAAATGCTGGGAACTGTATCGTAAATGTTCCTGCTGTGGCAGTTTTATCTCCGCCAAAGTCTAAAACAGCAATTGCTGCATTAGTAACTGTTGATGAAGTATTATAGATTAATGCACCTCTCGCCGTCAGGGTTACACCCGTAAACGAAAGATCTGCAAAATCTACAATAGCCGTAAGTGTAGCGACCGAAGTTGCTTGGCTGGCTAATGCTTTTCCGCCCGCCGTATAATCTCCACTGCCAGTATCAGTACTTTCGCCGCTAACTGTATAAGCCACTGCGGAAGCACTTAAATTTGCTGTGCTTAGATATAATGCTAATTTAAAAACATCTCCGCCAGTGGCAAAATCTGTGTCACCGTCAAGAAGTTGTTTTTTAAAAGCTGTACATATTGCTTGATCTATTGCCATAAATTCTCCTTATTATTTTAAGTTTCTCCATTGTTCTGGAGAAGGCGATGGTACCGGTATTCTCGGAACACCATCCGTATATTCTCCACGTTTTCTTCGCCCCATTTGTTCTAGAGCATAAGCTTGTATAGATCCATTATACTTATCTTCATAGACCTTGTACATATCCATAGGTCCTTTAAGATACCCATAACAATTGACTAAACAACCATAAAGTAAAATGTCTGGATCTTTAGTCGAAAGCGTCGTTGTCGTATTACTCGAGCTTAAAGCTTCTGGAGTAAAAATATAATTGAGTTGAACTCCATACACTACGTCAGGTGTAGGAGCAATCGCTACGGTATTTGTATCCCAATTCGCCCAGTATTTAGGAGTCCCTGTAGTTGCGGGAAAAGGATAATATTCACTTATAAAACTGGTATCTCTTTTTTGTAACATAATTCGTTCAAATGTAGAATCTCCTGTTTTAGTATGAAGCTGTAAAGATCGAATAATATAGCAATCAGTTGGAAGCGAAATATAACGATTGGATCCCGTCACTAAAGAAGTTTCATATTTTCTAGAATAATCGGCATCCACCGCTCTAAAAATACGAAATTCCACATCGCGAATAATTCCATCGAGAATCGTGGAAGTTAAAACACTGCTTCCTACTTCCGTGTAATCCCTTAATTTAGTTATCAGTTCTGAATACGTCATGTTATGCTTATGGTTACACTCCCTAAACTCATTGTCGCTCTTCTTTTTTCATTTTCTTCATTAGCCGTTGAAGGAGGAAACATGCTTCCTTCGGTTCCTACAGTGAACCATAAGGCTGGATCCAAAGAAACCATAATTCCTGATTTTTTTTGAGCCTTCGGATGTTGTAATGCCACCGCATCCGCTCGATGATAAGGTGGATTCAATTGAGGTTGCTTGGGGGTATATTCTGAAATATGCACCCACATTCCCGTCCATTCCTGAACCATTTCCAAATAAGGAAAGGCCATTCCAGAACGATCTGAAATTCTTTGCGCGTATTTACCTGTTGCCCATGTTCCCATTACGACACCGATGGATAATAAGCTTGCGGAGAAATATAGGCACTCGTTCGTGTGCCGTCTTCCGTCAACGCTCGTTGTAATGTGTCTTCGTATAATAATTTTAAAGCTTGAATTCTGTCGGGCGCTCTTTTAAGCGCCAGTTGAAAAGCCACTCCTGCGCATAGTGCAGGTAGAAATCGGTTGGGAGCATCTGGATTATTTGCGTAGGCTCCTGCGTCCTCGACCCTTTTCACAGCATAGTATTTTAAATGAGTATAGGTGCTCGCATCAGGACTCGGGTATAAATAAATTTGAGGAAGTTCCGGACTTACGCCTTGTCGATCGATAAAATATTGTGAAGGTTGAGCTTGCGTCCCTTTGCCTGATAAAGCTGCATAAGCTGAACGATCAATCTTTGTTAATGAAACATCATTCGAACTACTGGTATTATCGGTTAAGGTTGCATTATTGGAAATATAGGCTTCCATAACATCACTGGTACCAGTGGCTGATGCATATTTATTTTGACCCGCATGTATAGCTTGAGCAATCAATACTATTTTCCATAGATTAATTCCTCTATTATTCCAGTCTTGAAGTAAGAGATTAAGACTACGTCTAGCTGTCTTTAGATCATAGCCACTATTGGTTCGAATACCGCAACGTTCGTAGGCTTCTTCGACAATATCGTCTATGGTTAGATTGAATGCTGTTGTTCCTGATGTTGCCATAATTCATTATAATAAATCGTCGATGTAGCCCCCGCCACTTTTCATGATTACGGTTTCCCCACCGATAGATTTTTTATCAACTTTCTTTTTATCTTTTTTAGTAAACAACTTACGCTTTCCTGCTTCATAAGCTCCTGCAACAACTGTAGCGGCCACAACCGCTTTACCAATTGCTGTTCTTTTGCCTACTTTTTTCAAAACAGCTAGAGCTTTACTAGGATTTGGCAATGACGCGTTAGCGGCTTTCCAATTAAAAGATTTATTAAACTTTATACCTCCAGCCAAAGTCACTCTTCTTTTTAAAAATTCAGAACTTGGTGCATCTTTAAAATAATAAGATTTAGATTTTACTGCAGGAAATACTCCTATAGTTTTAATAAGCTTTTTAAAAAATTTTGTAGATTTTTTAGGATCCTTTAATACACTTCCAAGATTTGCACTATATCCATATTTTGTTAATGATGCTTTAGTAGTTAGCTTCTTCAAACCTTTTAAATGTGCTCTGTATTCTTTGCCTGCTGCTGGACTCCAACCACCTCTTTCACGATGTTTCCATAACTCCGTTAATTTTTTGTGAGTTTTGTCGCTTATTTTTTTAACATCCCAACCTGGGGGTTTGTGATACATATCTGTTGCAGCACCAGCCCAAATTCCTTTTTTAGCTTTAATCATTTTTCCCTCTTTATTACCGTTTATATTAATATTATATTTCCATTCTAACCATGCTGGATTAATTTTGCTAGATTGTTTTCCTCTTGTCGGTTTATGACCAGTCTTTCTTTTTCTACCACCTTTTGAAATCCATTTGTCTGGTTCATTATGCAGTCTATCCCATTTAGTAGTAGGTTGATCTCCAGTGAGTACACCATGTGTAGCTTTAATCATTTTTCCTGTTTTAGCTGCGTCCATGC